AATGTATAAAATGAGTTTCCTGTGTGCATCAAATGCGGAAGGCCCTGCGATTTTATCGTGCCCGATCATATTCCCGATGCCGGGAAATGCGATTAAAAAACAATATCCCGGCATTGCCGGGTGAGAGACGACCTTGATTATCAAATAACCGTCAAATAAGATTTAGCCTCAAAGTGGTTTAAAATACCCGGCTTTTTGGCCTAGCTATCAAATAACCGTCAAACAAGCTGCCATGCCGACGATTTGCTCGATATGATAAAATGATTTTCTCGCATTTACCCGCGAGCATCCCGGAGGTTTAAATGTGTACCTCCGGGATAATTTTCATTCAGGTACATTCAAGTTCTTTTTTGTGCTTTTCAATATCCAAAATCGAATAAGCAACAATCGCTAAGCACCCTACTTTCTGTGCATTTTCAATAAAAGCTTTTTGATTATCTGTTAATCGTCCGCCAGGTTTCTTGATTTCAATGTAAATCGCCCGCCCCTTTTTTGTGTATCCCATAATATCGGGAATCCCCGAAATACTTTGCCCTCGATAATCTTGAAAAACCCTAACAAAACGATCACCAATGCTGAAACACCCCGAATTTACCGACCAAGCCATTACCCCAATAACATGAAGATAATAGAGCACATCCCTTTGGATTTGCTTTTCTATGCGCCTATTTTGACGCCTATATATTGTTTTTTGTTTTGGAATCATTGTCTTCTTGAAAGAATCGGACGTCATGGATATAAATTTCATTTGAGTAATTGGGCAAAACGGTTAACGACGGTCAAATCACACTAACCTCTTTTTGCCCGAATTTATTTTAGTAACTAATTTTTATATGACAAGGTGATGTTTTTGTACACGTGTAAAGTCTTAACACGTGTAAGGTCTTAACACGTGTACAAAAACATCACTCTGAAAATACGTTTTTTTTTCAGCTATATTTTGATTGTGAAATTCCAACGAGAACCTTTCAATAACAAATTGATTGAAGAAGCCTATCCTCTTCTTAGGAAGCATTACCATGAAATTGCCCACTACAAAGATATTGCCCTAGACCCTGATTTTGAAAAATACATTTTATTGGAAAACGAAGAAATTCTGCGCGTGTTCACAGCTCGCGATGAAAATGATGTCTTAGTAGGCTACATAGTGTTTATTGTCGCTAAGAATTTGCATTATAAAAATACAGTTCAGGCAAATCAGGATGTTATGTTTATTGACCATGAAAAAAGAGGCGTTGGTAGAAAATTCATAGAGTTTTGTGATGAAGAACTTAAAAAAGAAGGCGTCATATCTGTATCACAGCACATAAAAGCGGCTCACAATTATGGCACTTTACTAATAAAAATTGGCTATGAATTAGTTGATCTTGTTTATTCTAGGAGACTTAACTAATGGGAGCGCTAGCGTCAACGCTCGTAAATGTTGCTCTAATGGGGGCCGCCCCCGCCAGCATTATTTCCTCTGAAAAAACCAGAAAAGAAATGGAGGCTCAAAACAAATCAAATCAAGAACGACAGCTAAAGCTAGAATCTGAAGCCAAGGAAAAACTAGAGCAAGATAAAAGAAACGCTATCACCTCCAAACTTGAACAAGAAAAAAAACAACGGCAGTCCACTTCTTTGGCAAGTGCGCAAGGGCGAAGAGGAACTATTTTGACTGGCCCGCTTGGAATGGCCCCGCTTGGCTCATATACCGGGAAAACATTGCTTGGGACATAAATGAAATACAATACATTTAAAAATAAACGGCAAGACCTTGAGCTACTGAGAAGTCAGCTAGAGCTAGAAAGGTCATCCTTCATCTCTCATTGGACTGAATTAAGCGACTACATCCTTCCCCGCCGATCTAGGTTTTTTATTACTGATGCTAATCGTGGCGATAAACGAAATCAAAAAATTATTGATTCAACCGGAACATTTGCTTTGAAAACACTCATAGCTGGAATGATGAGCGGGGTCACCTCTCCATCAAGACCATGGTTTAAATTAAGCACCCCAGACCCACGAATGGCAGAAATAGGCTCAGTTAAAGATTGGTTGAGCATTGTTACTCAGGATATGGCCACGATCTTTTTAAAGTCTAATTTATACAATGGCTTACCAATCCTATACGGGGACATTGCCGTATTTGGAACTTCAGCAATGTTGATTGAAGAAGACTTTGACGACGTTATTCGATCCTATCCCTTCCCAATTGGGAGCTATGCAATCTCTAGCAATGACAAACTAATTGTTGACACCTTTTTTCGCGAATTTACAATGACCGTTCGTCAGATAGTTGATAAATTTGGGATTAGAGATAGCGACGGTAATTTACAATGGGACAACCTTAGCCCATTTGTTAAAAACCAATTCGATTTACATCAATACGAAACACGTATAAATGTTTGTCATTTTATACGTCCAAACCCAGATTATAACCCAAAGAAATTGAAATCGAAATTTAAGAGGTACTCGTCTTGTTATTACGAAAGAGGAGCAGAAAACGCGGAGAAAACAAGCGACAGCAATTCGTATGATATGGATATTTATTTAAGTGACAAAGGGTATGACTATTTCCCTGTTTTGTGCCCGCGATGGGAAAAAACGGCAGAGGATGATTACGGAACAGATTGCCCGGGTATGCTTGCGCTCGGAGATATCAAGAGTTTACAGCTCATGCATAAACGGAAAGCCCAGGCTATTGAGAAAATGGTCAATCCGACACTTATTTCCCCAAGTCATATTAAAATTAAATCAGCACTTCTACCGGGAGATATTGTCTATAGTGATGAAAGAGAGGGCCAAAAAGGAATTCGACCTCTACATGAAGTTTCTCCCCGTATCCAAGAATTATTATTAGACATTCAAGATCACCAAAGAAGAATCAGCCGCTCTTTTTATGAAGATTTGTTTTTGATGCTTAGTCAAAGCGATAGGCGTCAAATAACAGCCCGCGAGATTGATGCCCGTTATGAAGAAAAACTTTTAATATTGGGCCCCGTTTTAGAAAGGATAAATCAAGATTTACTCAACCCATTAATTGACATCACTTTTGACATTATGGTTCGTCAAGGATTAGTACCTCCAGCGCCTGAAGAACTTCAAGGGGTCGATTTAAAAATCGAGTACCTATCTATTATGGCTCAAGCTCAAAAACTCGTTGGGCTTTCCGGCATTGAACGATTCACCAGTTTTGCAACACAAATAACGCAAGTAAATCCAGAAGCGTTAGATAAGGTGGACTCAGATCAAATCTTAGATGTTTATGCAGATATTACGAGTGTCCCCCCAGGGATAGTCCGAACAGATGATATGGTCGCCATCATTCGCGCACAAAGAGCGAACGCTCAAAAGATGCAGGCTTTTTCACAAATGGCAAATGAAGGGGCCTCAACAGCCAAACAATTATCAGAGACTGATTTGGATTCAAATAACGCACTTACTAAATTATTGGGGAGTCCGTCTACCAACCAGGCGGCGGCATAATGGCTATATTATCAGGCATATTTAATTCAGCGAATCAGTTTAGCAACGACATACTGCTAGAGATCGACAGATCCGTTTCCCTTGAATTGACATCAGCTCTTTTTACTGGCGAAATTATTTTAGAGCGATCAATCAATTTTTCTGCTGGATATACCACTATTTCATCTTTTTTAGGGCCAACAACTAGCATATACAGAAACGAAGAGAATGAAATCGTATATATCAGATTAAGATGCCTCTCGATAGGCTTTGGGGAAACAGTTGGTTGGCAATTAAATGAACTCCCATCAGTACAAGCCTCTTCCAATACCCTTGTTAATAATATCGTTGAACGAGATTTAATCCCTGACATTGATCGATTTGAAGGTATGGAGGTAACGGTTTTAGATGCAAGTGATGACCCATCCGTTGCTTCTGGCTCTGCAAAATATTTCCTTGTTTTCCCTTTGACAAATTCTGATTGGGTTAAAATAGCTGAGTACGAATCCCTTGATATAACGACAACGAATGTCCCAGAAGGAACGAATCTTTATTTTTTAAATTCTCGGGCAAGAGCTGCCTTATCAGAGGGGAATGGGATTGATTACAACAATATAACAGGACTCATTGAAGCTGATATCAACACAACAAACTTGCAATTTACAACTGGCGAAATCAACACAATTCAAGATATTTCCCCTTCATCAAGCCCAACATTTTCTAGTTTAAGCTTGACGGCTCAATCTGCATCTTTAAATTTAAACAATCAAAAAATAAGTAACCTTGGATTACCGACAGGAGCCTCTGATGCAGCGAACAAAGGGTATGTAGATGCCTTATTACAAGGGCTTGATACAAAGGCCTCTGTTCGAGTGGCCACGACCTCAAATATTACGTTAAGTGGAGAGCAAACAATAGATGGCGTTGCTGTTGTTGTCGGGGACAGAGTCCTGGTAAAAGATCAAAGTACGGGAGCTCAAAATGGAATTTATGATGTTTTGGTCGGAGCATGGGCCCGGTCAAGCGATGCAGATACTTCAGCTAAAGTAACCTCAGGTCTGTACACCTTTGTATCTGAAGGAACGACAAATAGTGATAATGGATGGGTGTTAATTACAGATGGCGTAATCGTATTAGATGTTACAACTCTCGTTTTTTCTCAATTTAGTGGTGCAGGCCAGATTATAGCTGGTACAGGGCTTACTAAAACAGGAAACACCCTAAATGTTAATGGAACCGCTAACAGAATTACAGCCAATGCTGATGATATCGATATCGCCTCAAACTATGTTGGGCAAACATCAATTACAACATTAGGCACGGTTACTGCAGGAGTTTGGAATGCCACCACTGTTTCGATTCCTTATGGTGGAACAGGGGCAACTACAGCATCCGCCGCAAGAACAAATTTAGGCGTAGCTATTGGTTCTGATGTTCAGGCGTTCGATGCGACATTGTCATCATTCGCAGCCTATAACACAAACGGCATTTTAACTCAGACGGCCCCTGATACGTTTACAGGCCGCACCTTGATAGCAGGATCAATAAAAATATCGATAACAGATGGGAACGGTGTAGCTGGTAATCCAACTATCGATGCAGTTGAGGCGAGTTTTACCCTGAATAATATCGGGGGAACTTTAGGCGTCACTAAAGGGGGTACTGGGACAACTACCGCCTTTACTACTGGATCAATTGTATTTGCTGGTGCTAGTGGAATTTATACCCAAGATAACGTGAATTTATTTTGGGATGATACCAATAATAGGCTTGGAATTGGGACAACAACTCCCTCTGTCGGTATTCATATGGTTCATAACGATGGTGCCATTTTTAAAGGAACACTCAGTACGGGGGCCGTTATTGGAAGTGATTCAGACCCACGAATGGTTTGGAATTCCAATAAAGCAGCTTTCCGTGTAGGACGAGCTACCGGTACGCAATGGGATGATATCAATGTAGGGCAGTATTCATCTGTTGTGGGAGGTTTCGATAATAAGGCTAATGGAGGCCAGTCATTTGTAGGTGGGGGGAACACCAATACCGCTAGTGGCCTTCAGTCATTTGTTGGCGGGGGACTGTCTAATGTGGCTAGTGGCCTCCTGTCATTTATTGGTGGTGGAAATACTAATACTGCTAATGAAAACAGTTCATTTGTAGGTGGGGGGCAGCTTAATATAGCCAGTGGAATCTTGTCATTCGTAGGTGGTGGGGATTCCAATACTTCCGGGGGTGGAAAATCATTTGTTGGCGGGGGTGTGTCTAACTCTGCTAGTGGACTTCAGTCCTTTGTTGGTGGAGGGAACGATAATACTGCTAATGAAAACAGTTCATTTGTAGGCGGTGGGCAGCTCAATATTGCCAGTGGGGTTCTATCATTTTTAGGTGGTGGAGACACCAATACAGCTAGTGGGGCAAAATCCTTTGTTGGCGGGGGATTTTCTAGTCTTGCCAGTGGACTTCAATCATTTGTTGGTGGAGGAAACGATAATACCGCCAGCGAAAACAGTTCATTTGTAGGCGGCGGGCAGTTCAATACAGCCAGTGGAATTCTATCGTTTGTAGGCGGTGGCAACACCAACCTTGCCAGTGGACTCCAATCATTTATTGGTGGGGGCGAATCGAATATAGCCGCCGGACAGTCTTCAGTAGCAATGGGTAAATTTGCCCAAGCAAATCATAACAATAGTTTTGTCTGGGGTGATGGCAGTGCCACTTTTGCAACTACGGCAGCTAATCAATTTCTGATTCTTGCTACGGGAGGCGTTGGGATCGGAAAAGTTCCTTCCTTTATAGATGGCTTAGATGTTCTTGGGCAAGTTTCGCTAAGCTCAAACCTAACCCTAAATACTGTTGGCTCTGGAATTAAAATAAAACAAGGCACTAACGCTACATCTGGCAGAGCCACTTTAGTTGCAGGGACTGTTACAGTTTCAACAACAAAAGTGACAGCAGTTAGCGATATCCAATTAACAGCACAAAACCTTGGAACAATTACAGTCCCGGTTGGTTTGGCCGTAAGCGCCAGAACCGCTGGAACTTCTTTTGAGATTCTCTCAGGAAGTCTAACTGATACGAGCATTGTTTCGTGGATTATTATTGAACCCGCTTAAAAATATGATTAAAAATAAAGGAGAAAATTAATATGCGCAAATTTAAGTACATGATCACCGAAGAACTTTACGGGGCAATTCGCTCGGCAATAGGGAGCCGCCCGATACTAGAGGTCGAGGGGATATGGAATGCGCTAAAAAACCCAAACCATATCACATTGATACCAGAAACAGCCGAACAGGAAAAAGCGAAAGCTCCTGAATCAGAACAAAAAGGGGCTGAAGCTTAGCTTATGGAAAAGAAAGAATCCGTAATTAATGTTCCAGATTTAGATGGTTTAAAAGAAATTTTATCCTCTAAAAAAGGGCGTCAATACTTATGGGATTTGATCGATTTTTGTGGAATATATCGACAAAGCTTTACTGGAAATAGCACAGCTTCATTTCTACAAGGAAAACAAGCCGTTGGTTTGAAGCTGCTTGGGGATATTCAAATGTTCCCAGAGATGTACCTGTTCATGATTAAAGAGTCGTTTGATGCTAGCAAAAAAAAAGAAAAGGGAAAGGAAATATAAATGTCTGAAGATACAAAAGAGAGTTTGCAAGTTGAAAATACGGAGCCTCAAAAAACACCGGAGGAGATTTTTTATCCCGATAAAAAAGAGCCTGAGATAGCCATAACTAACGAACCGCCTAAATCAGAAGCTAATGATGATAAGCCTAAAGAAGCTCCGGTTTCGACTAAAGAAGCTCCGGTTTCGCCTAAAGAAACTCCGATTTCTGATAACACTGAAAAATATGAGCTTAAATTGCCAGAGGGGTCTTTCTTGAAACAAGACGCGGTTGAGGACGTTATTAATTTTGCAAAAGAAAACGGGTTATCCAAAGATCAAGCACAAAAAATTTTAGATAAAGAAAGCGTGCTTCTTAAAAATCAGCTCGATTCTCAACTCAAAACGTATAAAACCCAAGTTGAACAATGGGCAAAAGATGTTAAGGATGATCCTGAAATAGGGGGAAACAATTTTAATGAAAGCATTGAGCTGTCAAAACGTGGCCTTCATAGAATTGCCTCCCCTGAGCTTATAAAGCTAATCGACGAAACAGGATATGGAAATCATATCGAACTTGTTAGAGCGTTCCGCAAATTAGAAAAGATGTTTGCGGACGATAAAATTATCCATCCCGGCGCACAGGCAGCTAAACAAAAAACAGCTGTTGAAATTATGTTTGGGTCTAAGGGCGATAAGTAATGTCTCAATCAACGATAAAGCTAAATGAGACATTGATTAGAGCTTCTAAGACCGTACTATCCGCTTGGGAGGAATGGTTAAGATAGAAAAAACAAGAATTAAAAAAGGAGATTATTTATGGCTATTTTATCGCAGGAATTACTTACCCTTTCCGATTGGGCAAAAGGAATCGATCCCAATGGGGAGCCCGCCCTTATAACTGAGTTGTTAGCCCAAAAAAACCCGATCATGAACGATGTTGTGTTTATAGAAGGCAATTTACCAACCGGACATAGAAACTCGGTTCGGACGGGATTGCCTGAGTCTTTTTGGCGGCGCGCGAATAAAGGTGTCCCAAACAGTAAGTCAACTTTGGCGCAAATTGATGAATCCTTTGGAGTTATAGAGAATCGTTCGCAAATAGATGTTTTGATCGCCGATCTCGGCGGAAACCCAAACGGAGTACGCTTTAATGAATCAAAGGCTCATTTTGAATCAATTAGCCAGGAATTCACATCAACTTTGTTTTATGGGAACTCCTCCATTTCCCCTGAAGAATTCAATGGTTTATCTGTTCGATATTCATCACTTTCTGCACCCAACGCTCAAAACATTGTGTCTGGCGGAGGCACTGGTTCGGACAACTCTTCAATTTGGTTAATTGTTTGGGGCGAAGACACTGTCTCCGGCATATTTCCAAAAGGTGGAAAAGTAGGCCTTTTGCATAAAAATATTGGGGAGGGGGATGCTTTTGATGAGGATCAAAGGCGCTTCAGAGCCTACATGGATTTATACCAGATGACAGCAGGCCTGAATTTGAAAGATTGGCGCTTTGCGGTTCGCATTCCAAACATTGACATCTCAAACTTGGTCAACAAAGTATCAGCCGCCGATTTAATTGAATTGATGATTAAAGCTACCCACAGGATTTATAGCCTAGAGACAGGTAAAGCCGTCTTTTACATGAATCGTAGCTGCTTTCAGATGTTAGACATCCAACGCCGTGACGACATCATTGCCGGTGGGGGTTTGACCTACGACATGGTGGATGGAAAGAGAATTGCATCCTTTAGAGGAATTCCTGTTCGCCCCTGTGATGCTTTGGTTGAAACAGAAGCTTTAGTTGCTTAATTTCTAAATAGGAGGAAATAAAAATGCTTATCGATTCACAAGAATATTTTGATGACAATGTTCAACATTTAACGACCGAATACTCTTCAAACTCTATTGATTCAAACGCAATCAGTCGAGACCTTGGAACTGGGAAAGAAATTTATATCGAGGTCATCGTTAAAGAGGCGTTTACCGACGTAGGGAGCGACACCACGGTGACGGCTACTTTAGATATAGATACAACAGCTGCATTTCTAACACCTACCATTGCTCAAACGCTTGGAACCTTTCCCGCTTTATCAGCAATAGGCACAAGGCTTATCGCCAGATTACAGCCGGGGGCAATCATAGACCGACATATGAAGGTTAAATATACCTTTGCAAACGGTGATTTAATGACCGGTAAGTTTAGCTCGTTTTTGACTTTGGGAATTGATAGCAACAGGACATACCCAAATAATTCAACGATTTCATAGTTTAAACAGGAAAGGATGATGACATGTTAGTAAAAGCAACGAGATTAGGATATTACGGGGATAAACGAGTTCGTGAAGGAGCTACTTTTTACATTAATTCTGAAAAAGAATTTTCTTCAAAATGGATGAAAAAGGTAAAAACCTCAAGGTCTAAAATTCAAGAAGAATCTTTTGATGAAGCTGATGAAACTGATGCCCTACCTCCCAAAAAAAAAAGGGGGGGAGGAAAAGAGGAAGTCTTAACTGATCTTAATCAAGTAGAGAATGATGATCAAAATGTAATTTAGATAGTTAAGGGGGGGGGCTCCCCCCTAACTATAAAAGGAGCTTATATGCGAAAAGAGCAGGTATCAAGTGTAAAGATTTTAGATGGAATTACCGCTACAGGGGCGGGAGCGTTTCATCAGCCTTTCGGGAATTCAAGAACCTTTCAGGCCGTAGGACAAACAACGGCTGGGGCGGGTGCAGCAACAGTCAAGGTTCAGGTATCAAATGATAATTTTAATTGGCTTGATCTTGGAACGATTACATTAACATTGAGCACAACCGCGTCATCAGATGGCTTTGCTAGTGAAGCGGCTTGGCGTTTTGTTAGAGGAAACGCAACTGTAATTAGTGGGACAGGTGCATCTGTCACCTTGTGGTTGGGGGCTTAAATGAGTACTCAAATCAACAATAAAATCGCTGGCCTCCCAATCAATTCACAAGAGACCGTAATTCAAAAAACCTTTCCGATGATTTTGCCTTCATCTGGAAGCATCGGGAATAACGGGGCCTTGACCTTAACGGTTTCGCTCCCTCTAACGTATTCCAGTTGTTTTATGTTTTTTCCGGCAAACGCGATCGAAGCGGGTAGTCCTTCAGGTCTTTACTATGTTGTTATGAGCTCAACAACAACAGGGATTATTTACAATAATACGTACACGTCTGGAGATCCGTCTGATTCAGTCCCTATAATCCCGACTAATTTCATAACAACCGGGCCGGGGGCATACTCCCAAACAATTGCGACTGACATACCACTAATCACATATACAGTATTGGGCGGAACACTATCAGAGCACGACGGAATTCTCGTCACCTCTTTCTCAAGAAAAGTAGCTGTTGGTGGCGGAAACAATTTTATTAAACACGTATTTGGAGGAACAGAGATAGCCTCGTTTGACAATAGTTCGGGAACTCAAACAGCTTTAAATCTACAGACCTATGTTCAAAATACAGAATCTTTAGCCAAACAAATAGCAGGAAAACTTACAGCAAGAGGAACAGCCATAGGCTCACTTACCGACCTCCTTTTAGACACATCTTTACCTCAAGATTTTATCGTTCATGCAAACATCCCAAGCGGAGCCGTTGATTTTTTATGTTTGGAATCTTTTTCAATGGTTCTACACCGAAAGCAAGGCCTTTAAGATGCCGACTAGAAAAGTGATGAAAACAGGCGCTAAGGCTAAGGCATCTAAACAAAGACGGGCCGCTTATGCCAGTGGGTATAAAAGGAAAAAATAATGGCATCATCAGCAACTGAGATAGCGAACCTCGCCATCTCTCATTTGGGGATTGGAAAAACAATCGCCAATTTAGAAACAGAAAAAAGCCAAGAAGCAAACGCTTGTAGGCGATTTTACAACACGATAAGGGATTCCACCTTAAGAGATTTCCCTTGGCCATTTGCGGGCAAAACAGCAGCGCTTGCGCTTATTGAAGAAAATCCGACGACTGAATGGACATACTCTTATCGATATCCCACAGACTGCTTAAAAGCAAGACGGATATTGAGCGGCAACAGAAACGATACGCGACAAAGCGAAGTTGTTTACAAGATTTTTTATTCTGCCACAGGAACGGTTATTTACACGGATATGAAAGATGCTGAGCTAGAGTATACCGTCCTCATTGATGACCCTATCCGTTATCCTGCTAATTTTTCGCTGGCCTTTTCTTTGCGATTAGCGACATATATTGCGCCACAATTAACAGCCGGAGACCCATTCAAAATGGGTGAACAGTCATTTAGACGCTATCAAATGGAGTTGGCTATGGCACAGTCCTCAAGTCTTAATGAAGAGCAACCAGATCAAGAACCAGAAAGTGAATTCATAAGGGCACGGGCATGACAACGCTTAGGCAGCTATCTTTTTCAGGGGGCGAAATATCCCCATCCTTGGCCGCCCGTGTTGATACGATAAAGTATGCAACAGGGCTAAGAAAATGCCGTAATTTTATGGTTCAGAAATGGGGAGGGGTAAGCAGCCGTCCGGGAACCACCTTTGTTGCAGAGGTGAGCGATTCAACAAAAAGAGTACGCCTTATCCCCTTTGTTTTTAATGCGTCACAAACGTATATCGTTGAGTTTGGCAATCAATATATTCGGTTCCATAGGAATGGGGCTCAAATCTTAGAATCCGCCAAAGTAATCACAAATATCACGCAAGCAAGTCCCGCCACTGTAAGTAGTACTGCCCATGGCTTCACAAATGGCCAAGAGATAATCATTAAAAATATCGTTGGCATGACGCAAGTAAATAGCAGAAATTTCAAGGTTGCCGGAGCCGCAGCCAATTCTTTTAGTTTGCAATATATGGATGGTTCGAATGTGAATTCGACAGGCTTTAATGCTTATGTAAGTGGGGGAACAGCAGAACGCGTTTATACGATCAGCTCTCCCTATTTAGAGGCTGATTTATCGACTCTTAACTTTATTCAATCAGGAGATATCATCACCTTAACCCACCCGACATACGCACCACGGGAACTAAAAAGATTTGGAGATACTAACTGGACATTACCGACCATTGTTTTCACCCCAGAAACGCCAATTCCAACAGGCTTTATATCCCTTGGTGGGGGGCATGTGCTTTTCACCAAAACACATAAATATGTTGTTACCGCTATTAGTTCGAAGGGGGAGAGTTTGCCATCCACACCTTTTTTTATTAATGGCGAGCCGATTTTATCTGATAACGCATACATTAATTTAGAGGCAAACGTGTCTTCTCCTGGCGTAGTTATTGATTCCTTTAATTTTTACAAAGAAATTGGAGCTGGAACGGATGTTTACGGCTTCATCAAAATAGTCTTAGCGGGAAGTCTCGATAATGTATTTTTTAGTACCGCAGGCTTCGGATTTCCGGCACAAGACGCCGGACTTGTCGCCGACATTAATTCCAGCCCGCCAATCGATAAGAACCCTTTTCTTGGCACTGGAAATTTCCCCTCAACCGCAGCCTATTTCCAACAAAGACTTTTCTACGCAAACTCAAATAATAATCCCGAACAAATTCAAGGGTCGAGAATATCCGGCTTCAAAAACTTTACTTATCATAGCTTAATTCAGGATGATGACCCCGTTGTCTTTACTTTAGCCGGACGACAGGTTAATGCGATTCGCCACATGTTAGATATCGGGCGATTCGTTCTATTTACAAATGCCGGGGAATGGTCAGTCAATGGCGATGCAGCAGGGATTATCAGGCCTGCAGAAATTAATGCAAAGCAAGGGTCGTACAATGGATCAAGCTCACTCGCCCCACTGGTCGCTTCATCAACTGCAATTTATGTACAAGCACGCAATTCAGTAATCAGAGACTTGTTTTTTGACTTTGCAACAGATGGGTATAGCGGTTCAGACCTTACCATTTTTAGTGCTCATTTAATCGAAGGCTTTACTTTAACTGATTGGGCTTATCAGCAAATCCCTCATTCAATTGTTTGGGCTATCCGAAATGATGGGGTATTGCTTGGGCTCACATACATTCGCGAGCACCAGCTTTTAGGTTGGCATAGGCACGATTTTGATGGTATTGCCGAAAATGTATGTGTTGTTCCAGAAGGAAATGAAGATGTTCTTTATCTCACAATTAAACGAGTCATTAATGGGCAGGCAGTTCGATATATTGAGAGGATGAATACCCGGTTTGTAGATGACATTCTTGATTTTGTTGGAATGGATTGTGCGCTTTCCTATGATGGGAGAAACACGAATCCAGCACTTACAATGACGCTTACGGGCGGAACGCTTTGGCTATACACCGAAACACTAACCCTTACAGCAAGCGCTGCCTTCTTTACCGCATCTGATATCGGCAATGCCAGCCACCTTTATATCAAAGATTCAGGCGGAACAATCATCGATATTGTCCGATGTCAGATCACTGCCTTTACAAGTACAACTCAGGTCTCTATCAGCCCAAACAAAACTGTTCCTGTGGCATTAAGAGCTACGGCAACATCTAATTGGGCGAAAGCAGTAGATGAGATTGGCGGCTTGTGGCATATCGAGGGAAAACTGGTCAGTGTATTTGCCGACGGGTTCGTTGTTGCCAGTCCAAACAATTCATCTTATGCCCTAAAAGTAGTTTCAGGTGGCAGTATTACCCTCGATAAACCTTACTCTGTTATCCATGTCGGGCTTCCCATCACATGCGATATAGAAACCCTCAACATTGATACCCCAACCGGCGAAACGCTTGTAGATAAGAAAAAAATAATTCAAAAGGTTAGCCTTCATACCGACAAATCAAGGGGCGGATTCGTTGGAAATTCAGAGCCAAATGGGCTTGACCCTCTTGAAAATTTAAGTGAAATAAAAATCAGAGATGACGAAGGCTACGATGACCCCGTTGGACTTAGAACCGGGATTATGGATGTCAATATCCAACCGGAATGGAATTCAAATGGTCGGGTATTTATAAGGCAAATCGATCCACTCCCTTTAACTATTTTAGCAATCTCGCCAGCAGGGATGTACCCCTTTAGGAGTTAATTATGGGTGAAATAGCAATGTTTTTAGCGGCATCAGAATTAGCCACATCACTCTCTCAATCAGCCGCAGAAAGAGCACAAGGCGACTATCAGAAACAACAGTTTGATACCAACGCTAGGCTTGCTGAGTTACAAGGTGAATATGCCATTAGCCAAGGAGAACAAGCCGCTCAAGCTCTAAGTTCTCAATCAAAAAAACTAATAGGCTCACAACGTGCGGCCTTTGCAGCGCAAGGGATTGAGGTTAGTACCGGCTCAGCCGCAGATATTCAAGTAGAGACAGCAGGCCAAGCCGCTTTAGACGTCTCAACGATCAGAAATAATGCCTGGCGCGAAGCTTGGGGTTATAGGGTTCAGGCTCAAGGTTATCGTGCCGAAGGGCAGCAGAGAAAATTGGCTTCCGAATTCTCAGCCAATCAAACACTTTTAACGGGCGGGCTTAGAGCAATCAAAACAAAGTATGACTATTCCAAAAGAGGACGCACTTAATGCCAAGCGTTCCACGTTATGATGCACAGGTTCAACCCTCCCCATTGCCAGGGGTTAGAGTTTCTACTGATGCGCCAATAGAAGCATTCGGTGGTGGAGCACCATTGCAAGAAGCAAGCGCAGCCGCTAGGGGTGCTGGTACAGCGATCAACAAATTCATCGAAGAACAGAAAGCGACAGCTGATGATTTTCAAGTAAAAGACGCCACATCAAGAACGATTCGAATGAAAAACAAACTTCTTTGGGACACTAAAACGGGCGCTTATTCTAAAAAAGGGCAAAATGCTTTTGGTGTCATTGACGACTACCTCCCTGAATTTAACAAACAGGCCGATGAAATAGAGAAGTCTCTTGGAAATGAAGAGCAAAAAAACTTTTACCGAGAAATTCGATCAAAATACTTAACTGACTTTGACGCTGATTTACAGAAACACCTTTTCGGAGAAACAAAAGCCGTCGAAAATACAATAACAGAAACAGGGGTATCTACCGCTCAGGATGATGCGGTGGCTAACTATCAAGACCCAAAAAGAATTTCAGAGAACATAAACCTTCAAAAATCATTGCTCCTTGATTATGCTCAAAAAAATGGCCTCCCAGCAACTTGGGTAAAAGAAAAAACAGAGGCTGCAGTGAGTAAAACATATTCCGAGATTATCAAGAGGATGCTGGCCAATGACCAAGATTTAAAAGCCTCTGATTATTATAAAACTATTCCAGGTCAAATCATTGGAAACGATGCCATCACTATCGAAAATGCCTTACAAGAGGGGAGTATAAGGGGTGAATCACAAAGGTTGACGGCAGCGATTGCCAGCAAAAGCTTGACTTTAACTCAATCAATCGAGGAAGCCCGATCAATTAAAAACCCTGCCGTTCAAGATGCAACCATTGATAGGCTTCGGGATTTTTATACCATAAAAAGACAGGCAGAAAATGAAGCGCAAGAGTCGATGTTTCAGGATGCCTACAACTTTTCAGATCAAACTGGAAGACGTCCTGCACCCGATAAATGGATTGCGCTTAAAGATGACCAAAAGAGGGCAATTATGTCCTTGCTTGAGCATAAAATAAAAGGGATTGAGCCAGCAACAAATTGGGAAGTTTATTATGCTTTAAAAAATATAGCTGCTAATCCTGAGTCTAGGAATCAGTTTAAAAAAGCAAACTTGTTAATCTCAAGAAGTTCGCTTGGCGATACCGAATTTAAAGAGTTGGTATCGCTACAAACGGCCCTTAGAGGCGGAGAGGATAAGAGTGATGAATTAAACGGATACCTCACAGATCACCAGTTAATTGATAATTCATTGGGCCAAGTAGGGATTGACACTTCAGACAAAGACAACAAAAAACGGGTGAGTGAATTCAGGAATGATGTCAATCGCGCTTTCTTAAATCAGAAGCTAGCCACCGGGAAAAAAGACCTTGCTTTACCGGAGAAAGAAAAGATCATCGACAACCTGCTTATTGAAGGGGTAGTCAGGAAAAAATTTAGACCAGACCCCAGAAAAAGAGCTTTTGAACTTACAGAAGGAGATACGTTTATAATCAACGTAAAAGACATTCCCAAGCGTGATTACTTGGAAATTCAAGATGTTTTAAGAGCAAGAAATACCCCCATAACAGATACCGAGATTTTGAGTTTATATAACTTAAAACTACAAAGGGTACGCAATGTCTCTCAATGAATATGATGAGCTTTTAACTAACAAAGAAAGAGACTTAGGAGCTGCCTATTCCGTCATCGACGAAATTGCCACAGGGCAAAAACAGGCCCCGACAAACGCATATCCCAATCTGGTTGAGGCATCTCAAGGGGCCAATAAACCCTTGCTTGAGCAATCCATGTTTGTTGCATCAAAAAGAGAATCGGATAGATGGGCTTCTGTACTAGATTTATCTAAAAAATCCAATTTGCCGCCTGAAATCATTGACAGAAATTTCGACACTATAAACAAGACGCTAAATACTGAATTAGATTACGCATCTATACTAAAAGACCATCCCGGCCTATCAAAATGGCTTCAAAATCCAGACAACGCAACAATCGCAAAGGATGAACTTGATCCTTTAAAGGCGATTGATAGGCACGCAAATGGCATTATTCTCAGGCAACAAGACTCTCAATCAGATGTTTCCAAGGCCTTTCAAACTGGTTGGACGAATTTAAAGACATCTGCCATCCATCTTGCAACTACTTACGGCCTCATCTCCCCTGAACAATCCGCAGATATCATTGCGGAGCAAAATAAAGTTATCCAGTCCATTATGGAAAGACGCCCGGATTATGTAAAAGAATATGAAAAGGCTTTAGAGGCAGAAGGGCAAGACGTTGTGAATGCCGGACGTCGATTCGGAGAAAGTTTTTCGGAGATACGGGACGGGCATATTAAACAAGCGATTGAAGACTTCACGGTAGGCGGGCTATCTACGGTTGGTGAACTCTTAGATATGGTTAAAGCGGGAACCATTGATAGACCAAGAGGGCTCGCCTATTCAACCATTCAAACCCTTGCCTATGGAATCCCGGCCCTTGCGACAGGTGCAGTAGGAGCATTGCTTGCGCCTGCTGTTCTGCCCGGCGCAATTGGGGCTGGTGCTGCCGCAGGGATTGGGTTTGCAGCCGGTGGATTTGTTGGCCAAGTGCCGACTGAGATAGGGGCATGGATTAGTCAACGTTTACAAGAAAAAGGGTTTGATCTAACTAACCCTGACGATATTAAGAAAGCTTATTCAGACCCAAACTTAATGGCCACAGTCCGGGCAGAGGCCGAACGAAAAGGAATTACAACTGCTTCGGTAGATGCCTTAGCGAATGCCTTCGCGGGCAGATTACTTGCAAAGCCAGGAACCTCCATTTTATCTAAAATAGGACGAGGCGTCGCAGAGGTTGGGATTCAGGCCACCGGAGAATCAACGAGTGAGCTTGCAGGACAGGTCGCAGCTAAAAAGGGATTTAAGGGTGTTGATATAGGGGAGGTTATCCAAGAAGGAATCGGAAGCCTTGGCTTTAGTTTCGCTGAAATAGGGATAGGAACGCTTTCAAGAACCAGAAGCCTGTTTTCCTCCGACCCTATTATTTCGGTAGTTGAGGTATCAAAGAAAACCGATGAAGCCATTAAAACACAGCAAAACCTTGAAGCGTTAAGTAACATATCGGAAGCAGTTAAAGAGGTGAAAACAGTTACAAAGGTTCCTGAAGCGCTAAAATCTTTAATCGACACCATAACCGATGAAACCCCACAGAATATCTATTTTCAAACTAAGGATTGGGACGATTATTGGCAATCTCAAAAACTGTCTCCTGCTCAAGCTGCCGCCCAAATTATGGGCGATGACGGGAAATCGTATTATCAATCAAAGGTGGAAGGGACTTCTTTTGAAATCCCGTTATCAAACTACATAGATAAAGTTGCAACAACCGAGCATTTCAATGGACTTCTTGAGACTACCCGGATACAGCCGGACGGGATGACCCTTAAAGAATCTCAAGACTTTTTAAAAGAACTGCCCGCCGTAATGAACGAAATTGCATCAGAGGCAACAAAGAAGATAGACACACCCGCCATTCAAGAGGCAAGGGCCATAGGGCAAAATATTGCAACTCAATTAGAGTCTGCCGGGTTTGAAAAGACAACGGCAAGAACCTATTCACGTCTCTATGAGTCTACGTTTAGAACACTTGCAGATAGAACCGGGCTAAGCCCACAGGCGTTATTTGATCGGTTTAAGCTTCAGATTCAAAGACGGGAGACTGTTGAAAAAGGGCCTCTCCCTATTAAAGAATCAGAACTAAAAAAATCGGTTGAAACGCAAGTTTTGCAAGAGCTTGAGGCAACACCCATATTTGCTTTTAAGAAACGATTAGGAAATAAATCTGTTTTTATATCCCCTGAAAATTGGAACGATTGGAAGCCAGTGATTGATAAAATAGGCCAAACATATTTTACAAAATCAAAAGAAAAGGGAACTAAACTCCACATTGATACCTTTGCTCAAGAGTTTGGAGAGCTATTGATTGGGCGTGAATTGTCTGACAAAGAACTTTTTGACCTTCTTGATAGGGCTGAAGTTTTTACGCAAGAAAGAATAAAAGAAGAAGTGACCAAACGAATTTCAGATGAAGACTCTATCTCCGAATTCTTTCGCAATAAAGACATCCAAAAACTAATTGAAGGAGTTACAGTTGAGCAAATAGACGATATACTTAACAATGAACCCCGAATCAAAGAAACGGTTGATTTATTTAATACTATTGAACCAGACTTAAATGTTACACAAGAGGAACTTAAAAATGCCCTTAACCGACTTAGAATATCTATTACTCACCCTAGTGAAGCACATTCAAGGCCGCTCCAAGAATTCTTCCAAGGAGAAGTAACTCTATTTCAAAATGATAGTAATTTTATCGATGGAAGAAGCTCATCAGGCATTACACTATATCATGGAACATCTAAATCTAATTTTTCAGAAATATCAAAAACAGGAATTTTAAACGGCCCCGTTTTTTTAACTCCCAAAAAAGAAGTCGCAGGCGAATATTCAGGTGACGGAGAAGTTATTGAAGTTAATATCCCAGAAAAAGATATTAAGATTGACCTTGATTTACCAGGAGCGAAATTATTATCAGTAGAAGAAGCAAATGATTATTTAGGAAATCAAGATTGGACTTTAGATACTTACATAGAAAATGGGTATTCAGTCGGCACAGAAAAATCAATATATCTAAATCAAAATAAAACCCAACTCAACCAAGGAGAAGTAACCCCTAAAGGCGCATTCCGATTCGGAGACTCTGAATTCAACATCGACATTCTGAAAGGCGCAAACCTTTCAACTTTCCTACACGAAACCGGCCACTTTTACTTCGAAATCCTTGGTCGTCTTGCCCAAGATGAAAATGCCCCGCAACAGATCAAGGATGATTACGCTTCCCTTCGTAAATATGTGGATTCCAAAGAATGGGCGACGATCACAAGAGAGCAGCACGAAAAAGTGGCCGAAGCCTTCGAGGTTTACCTTAGAGAAGGAAAAGCCCCATCCATTAGTCTTCGAAAAGCCTTTGCCAATTTTAGAGCTTGGTTGTTAGGCCTTTATCGCAACATCCAAGGTTTTCCTGTCCTAACAAAAGAGGTTAGAGGTGTCTTTGACCGGCTTATTGCAACCGATGAAGAAATCCTGGCAGCCCAGGCAGAGGGGGAAGTCATTCCCATATTCTTAGATGCCAAAGAAGCGGGGATGACTGATGAACAATTTGAGCTTTACAAACAAGACGTTCAAGAAGTAAGTCTTAAAGCTCAAGAAGAATTCCAGCAACAGGTACTGAAAGAGCATAACCGGGCTACAAAGAAATGGTGGAAAGACGAAGAAGAAAAAACAAGGGACCAAGTCACAAAAGAGATAAATGACAAGAAAGAATACATCGCCCTATCGCTCCTTCAAAAAGGAACGATGCCCGATGGAAGCCCTGCCCCTGAAGGCGTAAAAACACCTAAACTAGCCAAGCAAGCCTTAGTCGATGTTTACGGGAAAGATATCATCAAAAGCCTGCCTAAAGGCCTGTATTCAAGTGAAGGGGTGGACCAAGACTCCGCAGCAGAACTTTTCGGATTCACAAGTGGTGATGAACTGGTTAAGGCACTTATCTCCCTTAAAGATAAAAATAAAACAATCGACGGGATCACAAATGCAAGAATGATCGTTGAACATGGGGATATGCTCATTGATGGGCGGGCTGCAGAAGTAGCGAGGCTCGCTGTCAATAATGAAGGACGCTCTGCGGTGATGTTAGCGGAACTAAGGGCATTAAGAAAAAGGCAAAAAGAAGTCGCGCCTATACTAAAAGGCAAAGAAAAGGAAATTCGAGCTGGGCTAGCACAAATTAAAGAAACCGTTCCCAGCCTAAACCTTATCAGGCAAGCAGCAGAGACAACGATACGAGAAACGAAGGTACGCAATCTCGCCCCATACAAATATTTTGTTGCCTCAAGGCAGGCTTCACGCGAGGTTTTATCGGCCTTCGCAAAGGGGGATTATAAAACGGCGGCAGACTTCCAAGAAAAAGCCTTATTCTCAAATGAACTTTATAGGGCTGCCGTCAAAGCCAAAACCGAATCAGATAAAATTGTCACCTATGCCAACTCATTCCTTAAGCCAAAGACGAGGGAGCGAATCGGGAAAGCAGGGAAAAGCTATCTTGATCAAATCGATAGCTTCTTAGATCGATTTGATTTTACCCGTGGGTTATCTCTAAGCCGAATTGATAAACGAACCTCATTAGCCGATTGGATTAAGAGCCAGGAAGATCAAGGGCTCGTGCCTGTAATTCCTCCCAACCTTAGAAATGAAGCTTTCCGGGAGCATTACAAAAACCTTTCATACGAAGACTTGATCGGCATTAAAGACTCACTCAAAAACATTGAACATTTTGCCAGCTTAAAAAACAAACTTCTAACCAGCGTCAAAAAAAGGAACCTGGAAGAAACCGTAGATTACGGTGTTGCGGGAATCATTAAGGAGTCTAAAGGGAAGAAAAAGCAGCAGATAGAAACAAGATTGCCTTCTCAGGAAGCAAAGAGAGTCGTTACCGGATTTTTGGCGCATAGCCGTAAATTTGATTCTCTAATCCGTGAAATGGATGGGTTTAAAGATAATGGCCCGATGTGGGAAATCTTTTCCTTGCCGCAAAACATAGCCGCAGATAAAGAGGTTCAGGCTAATATTGAAGCCTCTCAAAAACTAGATAAAATATTTTCAACCTATACAAAAACAGAAAGGTTTAACCTTTACCGAAAAAAACACTTCCCGGAAATTCAGGACAGCTTAAGCAAGACCGCTCAACTTCTAATCGCGCTTAATTGGGGGAATGTGGGTAACCGGACTAAATTTATGGCAGGGAGAAAATTGCGTGATGGGAGAAACTGGGATGAGACACAGGTTAAAGCTGTCTTGGACAACCTCACAAAAAAAGACTGGGATTTTGTTGAATCAATATGGCGTTTACTTGAAAGCTATTGGCCGGAAACAAAAGCGATCAGCGAAAGAGTAAACGGTGTTGCGCCTGAAAAAGTGGAAGCAGCTCCAGTTCAAACAAAATTCGGGATAATTGAAGGTAGTTATTTCCCCCTTAAATATGACCGTGAATTATCCAGAAAGGTATTTGAAACAGAGATTATAGCCAACCTGGAAGACTCTCTGAGAGGAGGCACAATTCGGGCCACAACCAAGCACGGGTACAGAGAAGAACGTGTAGAAGGCGTTGAATTGCCGGTACGATTAGACTTTGGCGTCATATTCGAGCATTTATCGGAAGTTATTCACGACCAAACCCACTACGAATATCTTTTAGATGCCAATAAACTCTTAAGAAATCAGAGGATGCAAGAAACGATTATCGAGCATTACGGCCTACAGGTTTATCAGGAGCTAACCAATCTTTTGAAAGACCTTGCTATCGGTAATCGAGGAGCTCAGGAATCTTTTGAAAAATTCACAAACTATCTCAGGAATGGCCTCACAATATCCATTCTTGCGTTTAGAGCGACTACAGCCTTAATCCAACCAACTGGATTAACAAACTCTATTTCTAGAGTTGGCCCTAAATGGGTAGCAAAAGGCGTTGAAAAATGGCTTGGGGATACCGCTAAGCTGGAACTCGTAACCAAGATGATTTACGAGAAATCAATCTTTATGAGAAACAGGTGGGCTGCACTTAATCGTGAGATAGCCGATATAAGAAACAAGGCAAAGGCCAGGGGAATTATTTTAGGCCCTATTGAAGACTCGTACTTTTACTTTATTCAAAAAATGCAGCTAGTTGCCGATATCCCTACTTGGCTAGGCGCGTATGAAAAAGCAATGGCAACTTTGCCAAATGATTTTACAGCCCAAGAGAGAGAGGCTCGGGCCGTACATTTAGCAGACCAAGCGGTAGCAGACGCCCAGGGCGGAGGGAGGTTGAAAGACCTCGCGGGAATTCAAAGAGGAAGCGCTTATAAAAAACTCTTTATAAACTTCTTCTCATTTTTCAGTTCAACTTACCAGCTAATTGTCGAGGCTGTTAAAAAACGGAAGTTAAGAATCTCGAATTTCTTAAGTCTACAGACGCCCCTTGAAATCGGGCGATTAGCTGCTGATATGGCGCTACTTGTCTCAATCCCTTCAATGATGGGCACGGCACTTTCAACGGCCATTGCGGGCGGGGATGATGAAGATGAATTTATTAAAAGGGCCGCCGAAGATCAGGTGTTCTATCTGATGGGGATGATGGTCGGGCTTCGTGAGATCGGAAGCGCAATTCAAGGCTATAGAGGGTATGAAGGCCCCGCAGGAACGCGCTTTTATAGTGAAGCTGGACGACTGGCAAAACAAGTAATGCAAGGAGAAGTGGACGAGGCTTTACTTCGTTCGCTTAATAAAACTGGCGGTATCTTGTTCCATTACCCAGCCTCACAGTTAGACGCCACTTTGCGCGGCTTTCTTGCCTACAACGAGGGAAAAACTGATAATCCGGCAGCTATCTTATTCGGGCCACCAAGAAAATAAGGAAAGGAGTAAATCATGACAATCACATCATTAGTTAATCGGGTTCAATATATTGGGACTGGAACCTTAAATTTTTATGAGTATACCTATCGAATTTTTAATGAGGCAGACTTAGAGGTTACAGTAGTTGATAATGCCGTTCTTCCCGTTGTCCCAATAGAAACACCCCTTATTCTAAACGTTGATTATTCCGTTTCAGGAGCTGGTAGTTTATCGGGGGGAATTATCAGCTTAATTAACAATGGGCAACCTTGGCTTATCGTTGGGAAGCTCAAGCTGAACTACGGCATCATCATCCGAAGAGTACGCGTTTTAAAGCAAGAAACTGAGGTTCGCAATCAAGGTGAGTTTTTCCCTGAAATACACGAAGATACTTTTGATATCTTAACGACGCTAGATCAACAACAACAAAATGAAATTGATCGATCACTAAAGCTCCCTGAATCTGTTACGCCTGCATCATTTAATACGACACTCCCAACAAACATCAATCAGGCCAGTATCTCAATTGTGACGAATGCCACAGGTGACGGGTTAGCCGCAGGCCCGACCGTAAATCAAATTAGCAACGCCCAAACTCACGCCACTAACGCCGCAACTTCCGCTACCAACGCCGCAACTTCTGCTACTAACGCCGCAACATCCGCCACTAATGCGGCGGATTCGGCTACCGAAGCTCAACAAGTAGTTGATGGGATGATCTGGAATGATGTTGTTTTTAAAAGTTTCGCGAACTCCCCTATCACAATAACCGACTTAGATAGAGGGAAAGTGTTTGCAATTGATTGCACTGGCGGAAACGTGATAGTTAATCTTCCTTTGATCTCATCCCTATTATTCGACCCATGGGCAGTTGGGGTTAAAAAAATTGATTCGAGCTTTAACACGATCACGGTAAATAGGGCGGGCTCTG